GAACATTATCTCCAAAGTAAACGGTATAATTTAAATTATCATTTTCCTCAAGAAAATATACTCTAGAATCTGATTTTATTTCAGTAAGGTCTGTAGAAAGATTGTATTGGTATGTCTGAGTATTTGAAACACTTTCTTGAACTGTAATATTTAGAGTAGAAGTATCAACATTTGCTGAAGGAATTTCAAATGACCTGTTTATATTATTGGCCATCATCTTGAACTGATGAACCATGGCCTCACCTTGTTTAATCATAACATTAGAAAAGTCGTATGTATTGCCAGTTTTTGAAACGGTGTTTGAATATAAAGTGGTGAATGGATAATTGATACCGTCGATATCAGTTCCAAGCAACCTTGTATATTTTTTTAGTGTGATATATTCTTTTGTTGAATCTTCGGAAGAAGAAGGTGTTACCTTAATATTAATTTTGGCCAAAGCACCCCGTGAAGATGTAGGCACATAGTTAATAACTTTGGCATGTGAAAGTATGTTCTGACGAAGTTGTGCCGTATCTAAGAACGCCTCATTAGCAATCATATTCATATAGTAGGCATTATAATAGGTATTGTAAGATAGTAAGTCTAACAATACGGACATACCAGAACCTTCGAAATCATAATCTAAAAAAGTATCTTGACTTCTTAGATAAGTTTTAAGGTTCTCTTTAATAGAGAAGAAGTCTAGGTCCGCAACCATGAGAGTTGTATTGGAAGTTGCCATATTACTAACGAATCCTCTCTAAGAATAATGTTGTTGTTACAGGTAGTTCTTTGTTTAAAATTATATATTTAAGAGTAACATTATATCCATTACGATCTATGTCATCCGATACTATAACCTCTTGAACTTCAATTCTTGGTTCAAAATTCTTTAAAACTGTTCTAATGGCATCTTGAAGAAGGATTGATGTTACTGGAGTTATATTCTCGAATAACATTCCACGGACATTTGAACCAAAGTATGGTTGAAAAGGTTTATCATATATGTTATAAAATATAATGTTTCTTACGGAACGTTTAATGGCCTCTACACCTACTTTAAAAGTAATGTCTTGCGTAGTCGGATTCATTATAAAATCCAGATCGAGGTCTTTATAATCTGGTTCTCTATTAACTAATCTTTCTATTGCCATTTTAGTACCTTACTAAGTTTCTTTTTATTTAGTTTACAACAAACCACTTGTCCAGGAATCTGCATCTGGTTCTTCTTCTGACATTTGTGCCTGTATATTAGATATCTGAGGCATACCAACGGCAGACATAATCTGTTCAAAATCAAAGTTTAATTGACCGCCAAACAACTGACTTAATGCTGTATTAAGGTTTAAACCACCAGGTCCATCGATGTTTGTCTGACCAGAACCTTTAACATGAACTGTAGACCCACTAACATGTGTGGTGGTTCCTTCAACCGAAGCATCACCGCCGGCCTTCATTTGAACGTCACCTGAGGTGGCTTTTACCTGAATATTACCTGACTGTGCCTCCATTTGAATACCACCGGAAGAAGATGTGGCGCCGATATCTTGCTGCGCTTCCATCTTAATCGATGATTGTTCCGATTTCATATTCATGGCTTTATCGGATTTCATACTAAGTTTGCCTTCTTTAGCAACCATAGAAACCTCTTGTGAACCATCACTAAACTTACTATCAAAAAACCCTTCAGTAACATTCATATGCATATTACCTTGACCTTGATGGTCAAATGTCATGTCACCTTTTTGAGTAACCGAAGCATGTAAACCTGCGGCGCCAGCAAAATGTGCTTTAGCAGCCTGAGATGCTACAGTGACGGAACCTTTAGCAACTCTGGCAATACCACCGCCGGCCGTGACAGAAGATGAACCTTCAAATTTCTTAGTTTCATTCTTTGCAATAGTATCTTTATTACCGCGAATAAGTTGGTTCTTATTTTTGGCGGTAATATTAAGGTCGCCCATAACAGTTAGGTTATAGTTCTTATGGCAGGTAACATTATAGTCACCATATACACGCATAGACGCATCACCTTTAACGGTAATATCCCGGGCACCACTAATAGTCATACGGTCCTCACCAAAGGTAATTTCATACTTACCATTATGAGATGTAATTAACATCTGACCATCTGGTTTCATTTGGATAGATGTGCCAGAACGGTGCTGTAGAGTTACCGACTCCGCACCTTTGGAATCGTCCATAATAAAGTTATGGCCTGATTTTGTATGATGAGCATAATAATTAGGATATTTACCAGAAGATTCGTCTTTACGAGTGTCTCCGCCGCCTTTCCATTCGCTCGGCGACTCCTTTCCTGGATTCTCGTTCTTACTATTCTTATTACCTGAACCTGAACCGCCTGCTGATGTTACACTACCTGTAATAAATGTCATAATATTCCCCTGTTACATAAATGATATGTCATAGAAACCCTTATCGGTCGGGTCGCCTTGACCTTTGATAGTTGCTTCACTAATTTGTTTCATTTTTTGTTGTGATGATCCTTGATTGACTTTTTGTTGCAATTGTTTGGCAGTTTGTTCACCTTGTGGATGTAACCTCTTCATCATCTCTTGGATTACACCAGAACTTTTACCAAACATATTACCAATCATGCCTTGAAGTTTACCAGCAATATTGCCGGCGCCACCACCTCCGCCACCTCCACCACCAGAACCACCAGAAGATGGTGCAGGTGTGCTACCAATACTAGGAGCACCAGTATTACTACTAATCATCTCAGAAAAGGCATTAATTTGCGCCAAAGAGTTGGCTGTATTGGCATATGTTACAACAATTTCACCATCAACGTCTACTTGCTGTAATGCCACACCCCAGGCTGTTTCGATTTCTGTTTCTACAGTATCTAATTTTTCACGTCCAAATAAAGATGTGTCCCACTGCAACCTACTCAAAACATACATAAGGTCTGAAATTGTTTCTACCTGTGACAAAAGGTCTCTAGCATTTTCTAGATAAGTTCCTTCATGGACAATACCATCTGTCACATATGCAACACCACCATTTAATTCCTGCCCTTGGACCAACCTGCTAAGGCTTGTTACAGCATCTTTCATTTGCTGGTTGGGCAAACTAGACATAATAGAGTCCATATAAGTTGGTTCATCAAATGTTACTGAGTTATTGCTAGTCTCGCTATATGGTGTAGATTGAGAACCATAACCACCACCTGCTGAACCAGAACTACTGGCACCTTTACTTTTTAACCCTTGAAACATTTGTCCGAGAGACATGAGTTGACCCGGTAATTGATCCATCATGTTCTGGGTCATCATTTTGGTATTATTTTGTTTAGCAGTAGGAACCTTTTTAACTTCTGGTAATTTATACCCAGTCATATCAAACAAAGCACCATGAATAGGTAATCCTTGCAAGGTATCTAAACTAAACATTTCACCAGTTTCTTGAACTTTTCTAACCTTGGCACCACGTTCTGTTGTTTCTTGTATTCGTGGTGGGTTACTAATTCCCATATCCATAGAAGGGAACTGACTCCAAACCTGCATAAGGTCCATATTGCCCGGTGTTCTACCACTTGAGGCATTATTAATACCATTTAATTGACCCAGAATAACACCTCCAGATTGACCGCCGGTTTTTAAGAACAATACTGGTGTGCCAGGTGCCAAAGCACCTTTGAATTGTCTCTGAGATGCCGAATCTGGTGAAACCATCATGGTAGAAAAAGCAAGATGGTCTGGACTAACACCAGAACCATGCTCTAATGGTGATGCCACTTTCATATTTGAGGAATGATCTGATGGATGATCACCACTATCAGGATCACCGCCAGAAGCAATAATACCTATCTGAATACCTGCATCACTTGGAAAATTCTTATTATAAGCCATTACTAACCTCCACTCAAAGCAGTCTGAGACACACAGTCCAAGGTTGTATAAGACAGACCACCAAGTTTAATAACGTGTGTTAAAGAAGCAATCAAGTAATTACCACTACCATACAGTAGACTTCCATTTTTCTTATTAAACCAATTAAATGTCAAAACATCTCCTACATGACAACCTGGGTTCCATGGAACAGTTAATCTTAATGCCACCTTATCTCTTTCTAATAAACCCATTCTAGCCTGTCTTTTTAGCAAATGCTTTTCAACATCAACGTTACAACTATTTTGCTGTTC